TTTATCGGGGGTTACATTTCTTAGAACGGAAGAACGGTCGGGATCTTTTTTGCATCCCAAATTGTAACGATTTTTAAGGCGGAATTGGTAAACGCAGCCCATTTTATATAGATATTAGGAGGTGAAGTGGGAAATGGCTGGAAAATACAAAGTGTTGCAAATGTCAAAGGGTGATTTGACCAAAGAACGGCAGGAAGCCAAACTACATGCGGAATTGATGGCAAAAGATGGAATTCCAAAACTTCAGATAACACCGCCTAATCATCTTGACCCCGTCGCAAAACAAGAATACAAGCGAATCATCCAATCTTTGGGGACCTTACCACTTAGAAATCTCGATCGCGCCGAGTTGGAAAACTATTGTACATGGTATTCGGTTTACAAAAACACATCGGTCAACATGAAACTGGCTTTAAATAGTGGAGATCAAGATGAATATTATGCATACATTAGCATCTTGAATAAAGCCACAGCAAATATTAAAAGTCTAGCCAGTGATCTTGGCCTTAATGTCAACAGCCGGATGCAGATGAGCATGCCTAAGACCGAAGCACATAAAAATGATTCAATCATTGATACTTTTGGCTGACTGCGATGGAGGTGATGCTGGTTGTCAAAATTTAAGGATCCAATGCCTAATTTCATAAAACGTGTGCTGGACGGTCGTCTTATTACTTCTAAGGCAGTTAATCTCGCGGTGAAACGCCACCAAGAAGACTTGAAACGAACAGATTGGCGATGGCATTATGATCCAAATCTAGCGGGAAAGGCAGTTAAATTTATGGAAATTCTGCCGGAACCAAAAAGTGGGAAACCACAACCATTAGCGCCGTTTCAGAAATTCATTATTGGCAGTATATATGGCTGGATTGATAAAGATGATCCAAATATTAGGCGATTTACCGATGTGTTCATTTCGATGGCACGAAAAAACGGTAAGTCGCTTTTGATTTCTGGTGTCATTCTTTATGAGTTTCTGTTCGGAAAGAATCCAGCCAACAAACGGCAATTATATACCGCTGCTAATGATCGCAAGCAGGCCGGCATTGTGTTCGGAATGGTCAAAGATCGACTACGTGCGCTCATGCGGAAAGACCCTGGTATCAAACGAATGGTTAAGATTACGCGAGATGAACTTGTCAATTTAGACGACGGGTCAACAATTCGTTCATTCTCTCGTGATACAGGACTTGTCGATGGCTATGAACCCCACGTTGCGGTGGTTGACGAATATGCTAACGCTAAAACAACAGATATGATTGAAACCCTTGCCTCAGGGCAGGTGTTACTGCCTAGTTATCTGACGTTCATCATTTCAACGGCTGGATTTGACATGAACGTGCCGATGTTTCAACAAAATTATCCATATGCCAAAAAGGTGTTGTCCGGTGAAGAAACGGCAGAACGCTATTTTGCATTCATTGCTGAACAAGACAACGTACAAGAGGTTGATGACCCCAATTCTTGGATCAAATCAAATCCGCTACTTGACGTTGATACCTTAAACGGCCAAATCAGTGATTATCTGACGACTAAGTTAGCTCAAGCTCGTGCTGATGGCAGTCTAAACGCTAAATTGGTCAAAAACTTCAATATTTGGCGACAAGCTACAGAAGACAGTTATCTAGATTTCGATGCTTGGAAAGCGGCAGAGCTGACCGATAAACCTGATATTCGTGGGCAAAGAGCATGGATTGGCATTGATGTCGGTCGTACAAGCGATCTATTCGCTATTTCTTGGCTAATTCCCCAAGAGGGCTGGTGGTGGCTTGATGGTTATGCATTTGTTGCTTCAAAAGGTGGCATCGATAACAAAATCAAGACGGATCGGATTGACTACTTGGCTGCTGAACAACACGGCGAAGGCGAGATCAGCAGCTTAGAGTCAGGTATCATCGACAACGATCGGGTATATGAATGGCTCGAAGACTTCATTGAACGTAATGACATAGATGTTCAAGGAATCATGTACGACCCTTATCAATTTGGACCAATGCTAACGGCAATTGAGAAGAATCATCCTGAGTGGCCGATGGTACAGGTGAGACAAGGAACGCTGACACTGTCAATGCCAACTAAGCAGTTCCGCGATGATGTTATAGGTGGTCGCATAAAGCATTCAGATAATCGCATTATGCAGGCCGCCGCAATGAACGCGGTTCTAATGTCTGACAACAACGGCGTCCGTATTAATAAGAATAAGTATGCTAACAAAATAGACATGATTGATGCCACGCTTGATGCTTATGCCATCGCTTTCAAGGAAGACTTGGACAACTATTTGGACGACGACCGTGTGTTTAGTGACGACTTTGGCTTTTAGGAGGTGAGAACGTGAATGGAAAACTAGCTAACTTTTTCAGAATTCTCGGCGCAAATATGGCTGGAATTGCCACTGTTTTAGGCTTCATTTTAGCTGGATATGGGGCTTTTTTGATCAATAGGCCTACTGGATTCATGGTTTGCGGCGGCTTGTTGTTTGTTCTCGCCTTTATTCTGCTGCTTCCTGATAACGAAGGGAGGTGAGATGAATGAAGCTATTTCGAGGATTGGCAACCGAAGTGGACCCTCACTGGGCAGATCATTTGCTTGATTCTGGGGTAATCCCATCATTTCGAGGTGGATACCTTGGCATTTCTGCCTTACGGAATTCTGACGTGCTTACGGCTGTATCGATTGTTTCGGGGGATGTTAGTCGTTTTCCGCTAGT